GAGTTCAGACGTGTGCTCTTCCGATCTGCTAAAGCCGTAAATTCTAAATGAACTACTGTGGTTTTATTACCAGCTAGTACGAACGCAAAGTATTTTCATAAATATTGTTGGTGTAGTAAGAGCCACAAGACAAAGGCAAACATACAAATGAGAGTGTTAGAAAAAACGGAACATTCAAACGGTTTTAAAATGACAACAGATGATGGGGTTATGCCTGAGCGTGGTTATCATAGACCATTAATGATTGTGAGTGTGAGCAACAATGATCGTTGAACTGGAGTGGTACGAATATAAAATGGCAGCTCAGGTCGGACTAGATCGTAAGGTGCAATCAATTTTAAATGGGCATAAGGATCGATATGGTAGCGTCTGGACACCCATATCAGATGTTGGCTGGTCAGTGGTATCGGCAGTGGCTGAGTGTGCTGTAGCTAAAGCTCTCGGCATGTATTGGGATGGTTCAATCAACACGTTTAGTCGACCTGATCTTGGTGACTACGAGATCAAAGCACAGCTGCATCATACGATTGATCCAAACAAACATAGCAACTTCTTAGTTATCAAACCTAACAGTCCAAATCACTTAGTGCATATATTGGTCCTGGTACATTCTAACACTAAGTATGAGGTTGTTGGGTTTCGTAGAGCTAGTGATGCTAAAATGGAACGCTATGCAGCTCAGGTAGGTAATCGACCAATGTTTTATCGAGTGCCAGCTGATGAACTCGACAACATATCATTGCTGCAATGAATCCATTAGATTGGTTTATTCGTGAGGACATCACCCCCCAGGCTAAGATAGTTTATATTTATCTGGAGAGCTTGTACTATCGATACGGTAAGTGCTTGCCACGTCAAGCTACCATTGCGTCAGATTTGCACATCTCTAGGCGTACTGTTATCCGATGTATTAAAGAGCTAAGGGATAAGGAATTCATTGTATCTAAACGCTTAGCGTCAACCTGTCGTTACTTCCCAGTCAATGATGTGACAAAAAGTGTATATATTAATAAACAATATATATCTAAACTAGATATATCTAGAACAGATATATCTAGACATGATTTACGAGGGGGTAAGGTAAAATCTCTCATCCAATCCACTGCTAAACATAGCAATGTGCATTACAGGTCTGCTGTGAAGCAGACCGCTGCTAAGAAAGCACGAGTGCCTAAAGTTCAAAAGGACAAGCTCTACAACTTTTTAAAAAACCTATCATCTGATCGTAAGAAACAGTTTTGGGATGATGTAATGAAAGGAGATAAGAAATGGCTCAAACAGTTTCCACAACTTGGTTAGTTGATGCCTTCGAAGAAGCAATAGCTACGGATCGTAAACTCCCAGCTGCATATAAGAAAGGTTACAATGGTATGAAGTTCGACATCAAGCACGATGTCACTGAACACAATGCCTGGGATAAGCAACCAACACGCAGTGCTGCATCGTCAAAAGAAATAGCACGGTATGATTTCTTGCTCTATCACATCACACCATTGCTTGATACTACAGAACGTAAACTAGTTTGGTCCAGAGGTATGGGTATGCCATATGTACACATTGGAAAGAAACTTGGCATGCATCGACACAAGGTTAAAGAAATGTACTTAGAAGTTCTAATTTATATTAAGTATTTGGTAGCTTATGACAAATATTTGTTAGACAAGTATGACAAAATCAAATAGTTATTTAACTATAATTTGCAAATCATTGTATTTGATATTCCTTTCTTTGTTAAGATAGCCCATCATGGTAGGTAGACCACTTCATAAAAAAGAGAGTGGAGCTTATGCTCGTTCCACTCGATTACCTTGTAAAGCTAAAGCACTTGCTAATGGTAAGTGCAAGTTACATGGTGGGTTATCGACAGGACCAAAGACACCTGAAGGCAAACTAAAAGCATTAATGAATTTAAAACATGTCAAAGACAAACTTAAAACAGAAGATCCCAACTATTCTAGAGAAGCTGCAACAGGGCATTCCACTATCCAAGATATGTAGTGATAAGGACTATCCAGCAGTCACAACTGTGTATTCCTGGATGAAGGATGACGATGATATTCGTAAAGAGATAGCTGATGCTAGACAACTTGGAGCATGGACTTACCTCGATAGTATGATGGAGTTACTGCAACAAGAGTGTGAACCACAAGCAGTACAATGGAACAGAGAACGTCTACATCATGCACGTTGGATGAGTAGTAAACTATTAGCTGGTACATTTGGTGATAAGATACAAGCAGATGTTAAGGCTGATACCAAGATGACTATTGCTTGGAGTAGTGAGGTAATACCAGAGATCAAGTGAGATGTCCCGTGTCAACAACAGAGCTGCATGATTACGCACACACGTCATGGAGTCCGATGACATGAGGTACTACCCCAGGTTCTTTTTGTAAATTATTGGCAGTATTCCTAGCAGTTACTAAGGACTGCCTATCTTTATATTATAAAAAGCCCTACAGAATCCGTAAGGTACGGTAAGGTTTTTTTGAGATTGCCGACCCCCGACACCCCGAAAAGCGGTGTGCGGTATTATATATATATATCATAGGAAATTAATAGAACCACGCATGGATGAAGATTTAAAAGATCTGCTAGCAATGATCGTTTACGATGAAACTAGCAAAAGTTTAATAATTAGCGTTACAGGCTTTCGTAATAATATTCACGGCAAAGATGTGTCTGATTGGATTTGCAACAACTTAAATATTGATCTGCTAGATATAGATGGCAAACAACCAACGGTGCATTAATGCAGATAACTATTCCGTATAGTCCACGACCATTACAACAAGACATACATACACAACTTACCAAACATAGATGGGCTGTACTCAGCATTCACAGGCGTGCTGGTAAATCCGTATTGTGCATCAATGAACTAATTAAAAGGGCGTTAACTAACGACAAATGGAATCCACGGTACGCATACATCGGACCAACTTATAAACAAACTAAGTCAATTATTTTTGACTACTTAAAATTCTATGCTGGTGTCATACCTGGATCAAAGTTTAATGAACAAGAACTTAGTTGCACTCTGCCTAACGGAGCAAAGATCTCCCTCTTAGGTTCTGAAAATCCTGATAGCCTTCGTGGTAATTACTACGATGGTATTATCTGTGACGAATATGCTCAGATCAATCCACGATTGTTTCCTGAGATTATTCGACCAGCTCTGTCAGATCGTAAAGGCTTTTGTTATTTTGTGGGTACACCACAAGGCATGAGTAATGATTTTTACAATAAGTACCAACACGGTCTGAAAGATAAGACCTGGTACACCAAGATTGCTAAAGCATCGGAAACAGGCATTGTTGACCAAGAAGAATTAGATGCAGCTTTAGAACTCATGGGTAAAAATAAATACCGACAAGAGTTCGAGTGTGATTGGGTAGCAGCTCTAGAAGGTGCTATCTATGGAGATATAGTAGAAAAGATTGAAAACCGAGGTCAAGTTGGTCGAGTGCCATATGATCCGACTTATCCTGTTAGTACGGCATGGGATATAGGCATCTCTGATAAAACCGTTATCTTGTTTTTTCAGCAAGTAGGTCGAGCTATACAGATTATAGATTATTATGAAAACAGTAATGAGGGCTTACCCCATTACATTAATGTAATTAACGGCAAGGATTACGTTTACAAGAACCATTATGGACCACACGATCTAGAACAACGTGAGTTTACTAATGGTAAGTCCAGGCGTGAAATAGCCTACGAGTTAGGTTTGCGTTTTAAGATTGTACCTAAACTAAGTATAGAGGATGGTATTCATTATACGCAACTCTTGCTAAACCGTTGCTGGCTAGACGTTGATACTTGCAAGAAACTTATAGATGCTTTGCGGAACTATCACCGTAAGTTTAACGACACCTTACAAGTTTTTAATATGAAACCAGTCCACGACTGGAGCAGTCACGCATGTGACAGCCTACGCTGTTTAGCTGTGGGCTTAGAAGAATTACGAGATGATAAAGAAATAACCCAGCGTATAGCTGACAATAATTACAACCCATTAGGAATGAACCATGAGCAGAATTTTTAAACCAAAAGTAAGTATGCCACCAGTGCCACCAGCACCAGAACCAATTGCTTACAATCCACCAAGCAGTGGTGATCCAGATGAAACAATTACTAACACTCCAACCACAGAAGAAATAGCAGCAGCTGATCCAACAGGAGCTATCAATGAAGATGCTGAAGAAGCTGCACTAGCATCAGTTAACAAAAAGAAAAAAGGCAGAAAGTCAACCATCCTAACAGGACCACAAGGTTTGACCACAGAAGCTGAAACTTATCAACCAACTTTACTAGGATAATATTATGGGAAAAATGATGAAGAAAGCCATAGTCATGGCTTCAGGTTTAGGTGCAATAAAAAAATTAGCAGACGATAAAAAGCTACCAATACAACAAGTAAAAAAAATGGCAGAAGAAAAAGAACTGCCAGTACAAAAGATAGCAGCACAGACTGAAGATAATGTGGAAGATATTACCGATCAAATAAAGAAAAATAAAAAGCAACTAACTTCAGATCGTAAAAGCACACGACTGAATTCAAGGAACCCGTCCCCACATCGACTGA